TTATAAATTATTCATAGCTTTTTCATAATATAAAACAGCTTCTTTTTCTTTGTCCTTAGAAAGATGGCCATAGGTATCCAAAGTCATGCTGATATTCGCATGTCCTAGACGGTACTGAAGTTCCTTATAACTAATACCAGCGTTCAGCAATAAACTAGCGTGAGTGTGTCTAAAAGCGTGAAAGGTAAAGCGTTCAATCCCTGCTTCCTTACACCTAGTATCTAAAGCGCTTTGTCTAACCGAAGCATTAAAATACTTTCGTGTTGGTGTGGCAAACACTACCTCCGACACACGCGCACCAACCTCATTAAATAATTGTCGCTGTCTCATTTGATAGAGCTTTAGGCTTCTAAGGGTCTTTTTATCAACACTAATCACTCTATTGCCTGACTGGGTTTTAGCTGTACTCAAAAACTTCAAATTTTTATTGTAAGTCTTATTAATGGCTATTGTACCATTTTCTAGGTCAATATCTCCCCACTCTAATGCACAGGCTTCGCCTATCCTCAAGCCAGTGGATAATAAAAGTTGGTAGAGAACTGCATCAAAGTAAAGGTTATAGCGTTTGTGTTGACTAGATTCTAAATGTTCTAAAAAAGACTTCAAATCAGACGGATCAATAAACTTAACTTTTTTCTTAGCGTTTGGCTGCTTCCTTGGAAGGATAATATCTCTTGCTGGGTTGTAATCTATTAGCCCTAGCAATACTCCTTGTTGGAGAATTTTTCGGATGACTGAACGTACCGCAGTATAATTGACATAATATTTAGATAATCTATTAATTAGCATTTGAATATCACTAGCGGTTATCTTATCAACCTTCATATTGCCCAGAGTTGGCATAATATGTCGATTAAGTCTAGTAACAGTAGCATCATAAGTTTGAGGCTTTACTGTTAACTTATAGGTTTCAAGCCATAAATGACTAAGTTCTTTAAATGTTTTAATCACAACTTTTCTTTTAATTGTAGATCCATTAGATAGGAAGTCAAGCTGCGCGTGCTTGGCTTTTTGATTAACTTCTTTTCTTGTTCTTCCTGTGATGCTTGTTTTTACTCTCTTACCTGTCATTTGGTCAATGCCTAGATAAATACTAGCACGATAAACGATTGTACCGTTTTTCTTCTTATGTTCTGTTATTTTCATGATCATAAACCTTTCCATCAGCAGGCAAGCTATTATTAAAAGGGTTTTAGATTAGTTCATATCATGGTGTAATAATGGTATCGGGTAAATATCCGAATTATTATAAAAGAAAATCATGGTATAATATTAGTCTTTTTAAGACCTTGCGAGCGTGGAAAACTTGCGGGGTCTTTTTTGTTTGGTTTTGTAAGGTATAGAGAATTTAAGAAGAAGTTTTGCATGTCTAAAAACTAGGTCAAGGTTTACATAGATTCGAGCTCTTGAAAATGTCTGTCCCTATGATATAATAAACCTCGTAACAAAGTAAAAGACGGTAGTCGTAGCCTTATGTCTGGAGGTGGTGCTTATGTATGTAAGTCACAGAAACCAAAAGAAAGGAGACGACAAGGTTTGTCAGTTTATGAAACGCTTACTTTGATGATTGCTTTTGGTACTCTGATAGTAGCTATCATGAATAACAAGAACAAATAGAAAAACCGTCCCACACTTTAGCCAATCGTGGACGGTTTATAGAAAATATAAACAAATACGGTAAGGCTGCCGTCTTAAACGGTGTTGCCACAGGAGATTGTTTGCGCAATCTCCTTTTTCTATGTCCATTATAGCTTTGTTTGATAAAGAAGTCAAAGGGTATAGTTAGAAAGTATAGTCTTTAGCGCTCTTAGCATTCCTTAGTGTTACCAAAATGAATAAAAATAATTTTATGCAAGAATTTATAATGCTTTATGCAACCACTGACCACGCGCAGACAGTTTTTTTAATTACCGCCGACAAAAAGTTCAGAAAAGTTCAGATTATACCTCAATTTTTGTCAAGTTTTGAAGGTCTTGTAATTAAAGAAAATTAAAGGCGTATCAAGGTATTTGCGCGTAGGTAAAGATAATAAAATTGGCATTTAGACATGAAAATTTAACAGGTCGTTATTGAGTGGTAACTGTAAGGTAGCTAAATTTGTTCCACGCGCATAATGCTGAACTTCGAGCGAACTTAGAGAATAGAAGGTTACTACTCCCAAACACGAACACATGGTCGCATTTCGGAATGCTGGAAAATGTTGGCACGTACTGACATAATACGTCAACCTATTTCAATAGTTCTAAAACACTCGGTAAATTCACTTAAAGAACTTGATATATCGGTCGTTTATTAATTTACTTTTTCCGCTGTGACAGCTTCTAAAATCAGTTGATATTTTTAGCGTATAGTATTCAGAAAATCGGACTTTTTTCCACCCTAAAAAGTGACAAGGTTTATACAAGGTCAGCGGACTTGCTGAAGCACGAGGGAAGCACGCGCTCAGAGTGGATTGTGTACATACTTTTCTATACAGTGGCGCGTGGGTTAGTCTACTTTGATAAGTTTATCTATTTGGATTGCTTTAGGAGCATGACTGTTCCCGTAACTATCAAAAAATGAAACAATGACCTTGTCATTTTTATTCAAAACAATTTCAGAAAGATACTCTTTGTCTGGATGGAAATCATATCGATATGCAGAAATCACTGCCCCAGAATTAAGGTAGTGTTTTTTTAATACTTCAATTACATCATTATAAAAATGCGTTTGAAAAGAAATTGGTAAGGAAGATATAAAGTCATAAAACTCATTATATCCGTAATTTCCGCTATCTTCATCCAATGACAGACGTACCCAAAGTTTAACAGTTGTGTCGTCAGTAGGTGAATCAATGTGTTTAGGTGAGAAAAAGAATAGTTTGAGTATATAAACTCTTTCACTATGGGTAGATTTGAGGTTTATAGCTATAAGATTATCCCCTTCTTCTTTGTATTCATAATCTTCTTTATTATAAGCTTTCCAAATATACGGACTATAAACAAAGAAATCTTTTAATTCTATTCCCAAGTAATTACACAATTTATCAACTGTATCAAATTGCACCCCTTTACCAGTGTTTTCTGATAAAGCCATGAGTGTAGTTTTTGAAATACCAGTATCTTCATAAACATCTGCTATTTTAAGGCCGCGTTCGGCCATTAAGACAGCAAAATTTGTTTTAATCATTTGTTTTAGACCTCCGTACTTAAATTATAACTAACATTATTTAAAAAAACAAACATCAAAAAAATATAACAAAGTATTGACAAATATTTTAGAGTAGTGTAGTATGTGATTTGTTAGTGATAACACTAAAATATATCAAACATCAAAAAAGGAGGTTGATATTTTGAAAAATAATCTAAGAGTTATTTTAGCAAGGCAACGTAAAAAGATTTCAGACGTCCACGAAGCTACAGGGGTTTCTAAAACTACTTTAACCGCACTTTACTATGAGAGAACAGAAAACCCTGATAGTAAAACATTGCTAAAAATTGCCAAGTGTCTAAATGTTACACTTGATGAACTATTGACAGTTGAAGACTAGAAAGGACAACTTATTGAGAACAGAAACATGGAACGGATATACTATCCGATTTGTAGAGCATAATGGCGAATGGTGGGCGGTGCTAGCTGATATTGCTAAAGCACTAGATCTGAATCCAAAATTTATTAAACAACGTTTGGGAGATGAGGTTGTTTCAAACAACCACGTCGCAGACAGTTTAGGGCGTCAACAAGAAATGTTAATCGTTAATGAGTTTGGCATTTATGAAACTATCTTCTCAAGTCGTAAGAAGGAAGCCAAAACCTTTAAATTATGGGTATTTGAGATTATCAAACAACTACGCCAAAGCACAGGTCTAGAGGGCTTCCAAGTGTTTAGAATGTTAGATAAAGAACATCAGAAGCAGGCAATGAATAGGCTTGTCAATGGCTTACAAAATGCAACTAAGAAAGACCTTATCAAAGCAAACACTATCGCAAACAAAGCCGTTTCTGACCTATATGGTTATCCTAAGATGGTTAGTAAAAACGAGATGACAGAAAACATGTTGCGAGACCGTGAGCCTATCCTTGATGAAACGGTTGAACTAATCAAGGTTAAAGAAAAATACGGCTTAAATTTTAGCGTATCTGAAGCTATCTATAACCAAAACACAATAAAAAAAGCGCAGTGATGCGCGTGGATAAAGGAGAAATGATTATGAAAGCAACAACTTACAAAGAGTTGAAGAAATGGATTGATGAAGGTGTTGATTTAGCTGAGCTAGCACAGGGTTACGCTGACAAAGTACCAAATGCAGATCGCGAACAGTTTGAAGCAATCACACAGGAAATTTTCAACGTATTGGAAGGCGTATCGCTCATGCTTGATGACAAAGTGCTAATCTATAATCGCAAAGCAGAGCAAAAGCGTTTGAATGACATTGAACAAGGCAATTATTAATCAATAATCAAGAGCAACAAAAAAAGGCTTTGACAGCGACCAAACTTCCAAGCCTTTAATTAGTATAACTAAACTCAATTAATAAAGCAGGCAAGCTATTATTAAAGGGGTTTTAGTAAATATTTGATACTTCCATTGTATCATACTGATCATTGAAAATAAAATAGAGTACGCAAAAAAGTTTGATTTAGGGGTTGACATTATGGGGTACACCGTTATATAATTTACGAGTACCCCAAAATAGAAAGCGAGGTATTCCATGGGGAAAACAGTTGGAAGACCTAGAATCGAAAATCCTAAAAATAAACAGCTAAAAATTAAGATGACAGAACAAGAGTTTGATGACTTGAATATTTTAGCCAAAAAGAAAAACATGACTAAAACAGAAATAGTCATGCGAGGGATTGAGCTTGTAAAGTCTGAACCATAACAGCAAGAAACCGCCTACCGTGTCACAAGTTTGGCGACTGAACACGATAGACGGCGAAGCACCCACAAAGTAGGTACGTAAATAGTATATCATGCGTACTCTATTTTGTGAACCATTTGCACATTGAAAATAGAATACGCATGTTTTTTTAATTTAGGGGTTGACTTATGTACGTGCTTATCATATGATATAAGCACGGGCTTAAATGAAAGGAGGAACTCCTATGAGTCCAAAAATGGGCAGACCTGTAAAAGGTACAGCTAAACGTGATAAACGGCTGGAAGTTCGTTTGACCGCTGACGAGTATAATACAATACAAGAAACAGCGGATAAAAATGGATTATCTAAAGCGGATTTAATCGTTAAAGCTGTAAACTCTTATGAGTCTGAAAAATAAAAAAGTTCCTAACGTGGTATAGTTTGGCGACCGTACACGTTAGGAACTCCCAGCACCCACAAAGTAGGTACGTAAATATTATACATGCGTACTCTTTTTCAGTCAACACAAAAAAAGAAAGGGAGTGCGCTTTTTGTGTGCTCAAAAATCAAGACAATATGATTAAGAAAAAAAGAAATCCGAGAGTGTTATTTAGAAACGTCGCTTATAAACTATCTGAAATTGAAGGGAAAACATTAACAGAAATCGCTTCTTTTCTTGGTTTTGGGAATTCAGAAGTTTGCAGAAGCACTCTATATAAATGGAAGCGTAAAAAATGGCTAAAATTCGACCTCAAAAACGGTCATTATCGTAATGTTGAAGTATTACATGAAGTTACGCTTGAAAAAATGGCTAATAAGGAATTAAAAGAACAAGGACTCATTTATAAAGCTAACATTTACTATGAACAAGTGGTCTCAACATCCGAAATTATAGAAGACATTAAAACCAAAACACAAGATAGAATTAAAGCCATCCACTTACAACAAAAAGCGCTAGAGCGTATCCCTAGCGAGTTATTCGCAGAATTATACACTAACATGAAATAATCAGGGAGCTACCCCTTAAAACTAGCATGAATCTAGTATAAGAAACAAGCAATCAATAAAAACACTACACAGAAAATAATAATTAAGCGAGAAAAAACATAATGAAATATAGAGTAGAAACAAATCCTTTTTCAAAAGATAGATACACTCCTGAACAGCTAGAAATGTTCAAAAATCGCCAACTCAGCAAAGATAAAGCTGAAGTCTATTTCACTCGACTATATAACCAACATATTGCTTGGGTAATTATTGCTAACGTTATGACAGAGTACGTCATTAAATTCAGAAAAAGTGCCACCAGCTTTGAAGAAGCATGGGACGCTTTAGACTATCAACGAACCACAGAGATTGTCTTTAGAGCCGTTAACGGTTTACCTTGTTCAGAGAAAGACTCAGGGGAACTAGAAACTTATTTAAGTGAGGTATCGGCATGAAAAGCATTAAACAATTAAATGAAATCGCTAACGACATTTTGGTAGATTATGAAGGTCTTTGCGGTCAACTTATGGATATTCTAGATGTCCTAGATTTGGCTGCTCAAGAATATAGTAAGGAAACAACTAGTGCAATTATAAACACGAGTTGTAGCGCTTTGAAGTGCCTTATTTCTGACCATGATAAGACGACACGTAAATACAGAAAGGAGTTGTAACCATGCAAGAACTTAACCTCACACCAACACAGACGCTTATTCTATTCTTTGTTTTAAGTCTCTTAGGGCTTCTTCTTAGCCTTTCTAAGTCATTAATAGACATTGATTTACCAGAAGATACCCAAATCCCTAAACCACCTAAGAACGCAAACTATGGGGCTTATATTCAAGCACAGAACCATTATTACAATTAGGGAGGAACTGAATGACACTACCAGAGAATTATAGACGTGTCCTTAATCTGATCAAGGTTGGAGCAGACAACCCCATTACAGGGGCAGAGATTAGCTTAATACTGAAACTTGAAGAACGCTCCGTCCAAAGTATCATCAGTAGCTTAATCACGCGCTATAACGTCCCTATTATCGGCATTAGGCACGGATTCAATCGTGGTTACTTTATCCCAGCTAACAAAGAAGAATTGCTAGACGGTGCTAAAGCCTTTTACAACCAAGTACAAAAGGAACAAGAACGCCTAAGTGTCTTATTGAATGCCGATTTAACCAGTTATAAGGAATTACTCAAAGGAGGTTAGGTATGAGCTTATTTAGTCAAGATTATGAAGCCAAACTCTTAGAACAAAACCTGACCGCTTTTAATCGCTTTTTGGAAGCCTACCAGAAACCTAAACCAAGAGTTTTAGGGTTGATCACGGCCGAACAAGTCAAAGAGGAATTAAATATCAAAGGTAAAACCCTAAAACGGTGGGAAAATGCTGGGTTAAGACGATACCAACCACCACTAGAAGACACCAGGAAACATTATTACAAGGTCAGTGATATTCTTATCTTTTTGGGGGTAAATGTGTAGATGGCTATTTATGAAGCAAGAGGCTTTAGCTCTTATTTGTACCCCTACAAAGGACCTTTAGAACCATTTGACTATATTGCTCAGTTTAGGCCTTTGAAACCGCCTGAGGATATTGATATTGAAGAATACAAGCGAACACAAGCCCCCTACTGCCTAAGTGGCAAGGTCACAGCAGAGAAAAACGGTAGCTATAAGCGCAATAATGCTAGTTTAGTTTATCGCGATTTGATTTTTCTTGACTATGACGAGATAGAAACAGGCGTCAACCTACCTAAAATCGTTTCTCAGACGCTTTGGGAGTATAGTTATATTATTTATCCAACGATTAAACACACCCCCGAGAAGCCCCGTTATCGCCTTGTCATGAAGCCTAGTGACGTGATGACTGAAGCAACTTATAAACAAGTGGTCAAGGAGATAGCCGATAAGATTGGACTGCCTTTTGATTTAGCTAGTCTTACCTGGTCGCAATTACAAGGCTTACCCGTTACAACAGGCGACCCAGAGGACTATCAGCGCTATGTGAACCATGGTCTTGATTATCCTGTTCCTAAAAATGGTAGCACGCCAAACAGACAAGTTGTTACTACTTACACGCCACGCCCTAGAAGTCAGCGTTCTATTACCATGAAGGTCATAGATACCTTGTTTAATGGTTTTGGAGACGAAGGCGGGCGCAACGTGGCCTTAACTAAATTTGTTGGCTTGCTATTTAATAAATGGGTGGATTGTGATTTAGAGACGGCTTATGAGCTGGTACAAATAGCTAATAGTGTGACGGCAAAACCACTACCCATTGATGAGATAGACAAAACCTTTAGAAGTATACTCGATACAGAACTAAGAAAGAGAGGAATACAGCCATAGACAAAGAAGAATTGAAAGACTATCAAAATAAACTATCACAAGCCACTCAACCTGCTTTTGCTCCGGCTTTCAGGACACGAAAAGGCAGAGGAGACAAAGAATATGTCATTAGTAGCCCCTACAATGTCGGTAAGGTTTTTGAATTCTACGAAAATATCTTCACAGGTATTAAATACAACGAATTTGAAAAAACTATTGAAATCACTAAAGCAGTTCCTTGGTCTAAAGAAAAAGGGCTATGGACGAACGAGCAGACCAGCCTTTGTATTGCATTCATTGATGAAAAATATCGGTTTACCCCTCGTAAAGAACATATAGAGGTAGCTATTACCGCTTTAGCTAAAAAGAACACTTATCACCCCATTAAACAGCGTATTGAAAGTCAAAAATGGGATGGTAAAGCTAGAGGAGAACGCTACTTTATTGATCTATTAGGCTGTGCTGATAATTCCTATAATAGAGAAATTGCCAAAGTATGGCTAACAGGTCTCATGGCTAGAATTTATCTCCGTAAAGTAAAGTTTGAAGTTGTTCCTATTCTCATTGATAAAAGACAAGGAACTGGGAAAAGCACCGTTACTAAGCGACTACTCCCTAGCTACCACACTGATTCAGAAATCAAGTTTGGTAAAAATGATAGTGATTATCAGAAGATACAAGCCAATGCCATTATTGAGCTAGGGGAGCTAAAAGGCATGTCAAAGGCAGAAATTGAAACAGTTAAAAGCTTCATTTCCTCAGATAGTGATACTTATCGTGAACCTTATGAACGTAAAGCCACTCCTCATCCAAGGCACTGTGTCTTTATCGGAACAGCTAATAAAAAATCTTTTCTTAAGGATAGTGGAACAGAAAGACGCTTTTTCCCTATTGAATGTGGTATCAATGACGTGAAAAAACATCCTATGGAGGTGGAAGAAGATTATTTCTTATAGGTACTCGCTGAAGCCAAAGTATGGTTTAACAATTATGAACCACTAACGCCATCTAAAGAGTTAATGAATCAGTTAGCAGACATTCAAGAAGATTATAAGGTTGAAGACGTCGACAAAGAAATTATCGATCAATTACTGAATGAGTTTCAAATTGTTGAAGGTTGGGATAGCTTATCACAGTATGAACAACGGCAATACATCCTCAAACAGCTAGGAGAGCCGTTAGATAATGCTCAAAGCTATAGTGACTACCCTTCCGCACAGACAGATTGCTTACTCCAAGTGACAAGTCCTAACCATATCGCTTATCTAGGATTTAACCAAAAACCAACGCAAGGTGGTAAGGCCCTTATTTCTCAAAAAATACGTGATTACTTAGATAATGATGACGGCTGGAAAAAAGGAGAGAATCCCGCAAGAAAAAGACTATTTAAAGGTGGAACTCCCGTACCTTACTATGAACGAGTTTAAAAACTACACTAATGCTACATAAAAACTACACGTAATGACACAAGCTAAAACCTTGGTATTATAGGCTTTATACTCTATTGTAGTATTAGTAGTATTTAATATTATAGATAATAATATTTATAACTAATAGTGCGCGTGCAAAAAAAGAAAGTCTTTTGCTCAAATTAATGCTACTAAAAGCACAAAGTGCCCAACCCCCTTGATACCACTGGCTTTATCCCTGTGCTTTTTGCTGTGCTATTTGATTTTTAAAAAAACAAAAAGCACACATTTTAGAGAGAAAAGAGGGACATATGAATCCTAACTATACAAATCATGGCGTAAAGAAAATGCGTTACAATTATGATGATTTGCCAAACGACCAACTATACCGATTGGAACTTCCTAATGGTCAATGCGGTTATGACTTTATCACCAAAATTAATTTCAACACAAAGTCTAGACCGGGTGATTGTGATTTTACCAGACCAGAACTAACACGACGTGGTTACCAATGGGTCTTTGACTGTGGCTTTGCGATACCTGTTGAGAAAGGAGCTAAAACATGAAAATCAAACTATTTTATCAAAAACACAATGAATCACTAGATGATTTTGAATATCGGGTCAATCTCTTTACCCTATCGGTATCTGTGATAGACATTAAATTCCAAGAAGCCACTTATGGCAATTATGAAGATATGGGTACCACAACTTCTTTATTGGTCTTGTACAGGTAACTGATATGAAACTAAAATTACACACACGAGGTGGCAACACCATCACCATACAAGGAGACCGCACCCTCTATGATGAGTTGATCAAATATCTTTTATCTGGCCAACAACCAAACCGGGTAGCATGTCCTTCTGCCATCATCAATTTATCAGACATTATAGCAATCACAAAGGAGAAATAGCATGAGAACATTTTCAGACACACCAAAGACATTCACATTCCACTACACGTTTAAAGACTTTGATACCGCACAAGTAGCCTGCCATGCTATTTTAGGCTATATGACTGGGACCTATGAGCAACCAGTGATTGACGCAACTTATCACAATGATGACCAAGGTGGTCATGCTAATCAATTAGTATTAGAATATGCCGAAGACAGAAAGTTAAGCAAGGTCTTCAAGCGTATCTGTGACAGTTTCAAGGACTATTACAACCAATCTGAGGATATGACGGATGAAGAACTTGATCATCAGCGCGTGGTTTCTTTATCTAAAAGTACTCAAGGGAAAGTTAATAATCGAGACACACTTATAGCCTTCATCTCCGATCACAACCAACTGGCTGAACACCTCTCTATGAATTATAAAGAGATGACGCCAGAAGACTTAGGGGCCATCCTTGAGTCTATCAGTCAAGCCTTTAACCATTTGTATGATATGGTTGTTGAAGGTCAGTTACTCGTTAAATAGACATTCAGAGGGTTTTCCCTCTTTTTGTCGTTTTATCAATAGTTTTGGGTTGTTTGAGTTTTAAGGAGAAAGAATGTTAGAACTATCTATTGAAAATATCATTAAACCAATGAAGACACAGGGGAAGACAAGAGTTACAGGATCAATAGGTGACCAAGCTATCCGCATAGACTTAGATGGGCTAGTGATTCACTACAATGGTCAAGGCCTATTGCTTGAAACGATTCCAGGAACTTATGGTGGTAAACGTTACTTTTTCGTGTGTCCTGACTGTGAGAGACGTTGTCGGAAATTATTTAAGGCTTCTCATGCCTTTGCTTGTGGTTCTTGTCAGAAGGTTCATCAAGCCACGCTCAATCGAAGCAAGACAGACTGTTGCTACTATTGGCAATTAGCCTTTAAAGAGTGTTTGAAAGTAAATCCAGAAGCAAGACACATTCATGGATATTATAGTCGTGATGACTTTCCTAAACGTCCAAAGTACATGAGATTAACCAAATACCTTTATCACTGGAGAAGATTTCATTACTATATGGATAAGGGTGACAGGTACTGGCTATAATATTCGGAAACTACCCCCTTCATTTTTAAACGGGGCTATATTGTTCGGAAACTTAAGAACGCGCCCTTTTCCGTGCAAAAAATTCCCTTTTTGAAATTTTTGACGAAGATTAAAAAGCTTGATAGGAAAGGATTTGACATCTCATTTTAGCCCATAACCCTGCCACAAAGAATAACCATCTAAGACTAAAATAAAACATTGTTTTAGCGCTTCTAGCTACTAAGTTATTTATACTATAAACTCTAAAAAGTGCTTAGAAACGATTTTAGAAGCGAAAAGCGAAGTACTACAAAAAATATCTAGTTTACAAAACGAACAAAACAAAAAGACGTCCATACGAACGCCCCCTTGGTTAAATTTAAGCTTAAATAAATTATACCATAACCAGGAGAAAAGACCATGAGCGCTAAAGAACAACTTAAAGAATTGAAACCACTTTTCGCTTTAATAACCTTATTTGAGGAACAACGAGATAAAGACATCAAGCTGATAAATGCTTTTCATAATCCTGAAGCAATAAGACATATCGAAAAAGGTACAGCTAAACAACTCTTATATTTAGCTAAAGAACGTGATAAGAGACTAGCCATGATCGCCACGCTCCAAGATGAGAGACAGATAGCTGTTATTAAGGCTAGATACGTGGATGACTTATCATGGGACGAGATACTCGATAAACTAGGTTACTCAAGAAACATTGTGTTCAAACTACATAGAGAAGCTTTAGAGGTGTTAGATGAGCAAGAAGAACGCTATTCGTAAGCTGAAAGAATTTCATAGATGGCAACGTATCGCTAATAGCCTTGATTTAACTTATACCGAGCTTTACCAGTTTGATATAGAGTACCATCCCACGCGCAGAAAACACCTTGAAATAAGCCGAGAATGCGCCCTAGAGGAACTAGACGCTATTAGGTATGCCATTAATCAACTGTCTAAACTAGATTACAGAAAGATACTGATTGAGTGTTACTTGATCAGTGAGAAAAAACCTCAACAAGACATCATAGCAGAACTTAACAGAAGTCAAAGTTGGTATTATGAGACTAAGAAACGAGCTTTGCTTGAGTTTGTGGAATTTTACAGGGACGGGGCGCTAAAAAATAATGTTCGCTTATGACACAAAATAAATATTAATATAGCTCTAATTTAGTTGGTTCTAATATCTAAAGTAAAACAATCAAAATTCAATGTTTCATAATCGTTCAAAATCCCTATTTATAAGACCAAAATATTATTAAATCACAAAAAATAGAATGAATTTTTTGACTAATTAGCTGTTATTATGGAGGTCAATATTTAATTTTAAGGAAAATAAAATATAGTGAAAAAGAAATTAGTTTTAGCTACCTTATGTCTATCAATGTGTGCTGTGAGCGTTAGAGCGGATGAGGAGACTACACAAAATAAATTTATACTTGACGGACCGCAGCAAAAAGTACCAGAAGTCACTGTGTCAAATTTTTTTGTTGGAGATAAAGAGGTAAAAGTTTATATACCTAAAGGTTGGTGGGTGAGACTTTACAGAAACACTGATCCTTATAGCAAAAACTGGGGAACTTTAGCTGAACAACCTGATCTTCCCACGACGAACAGTCGCCCCTCTTACATGACTGATCCCTATCGACAATACTACGATAACACTCCTTACACTATTAGCTTAAAAGATTCTCCTTTAAAAAAAGGAGAAAGATTGACCTTCTCATTCACAGGAGATGATGGCTTTTATGCCGGCTCTGCTTTTTATAGAGACTCCTTATCTATAAAAGAAGATAAGGAATATGATGAAGAAATCAAAAAAATTGAAGAGGAACTTGAGAAACGAGACCAAGAAGATGATGCGTTAAAATCATTTAAACAACAGCAACAAGAAGAAGCGAATAAAACCTGGTACCAACGTGTAGGTGACAGCTTCCAAGACCAATGGTGGAACTTTAAAGACTGGTTGAGAGGGTAGTTTTTTCCTCAATGACACTAATCATGCTATAATAAACCATAAGGCAAACTAAAAAGCGTAGTATTTAAACCACGCTAGTTCTTGCCTGCTGAACTCATTGTGTAAAGGACCTGTAAAGGTCTTTTTTTGTTCACCTTTTTGTGGACTTTTGAGGGAAGTCTAAGGAAACTTAAAACCTATATTTTTTCAAAAACACAGTCATAACAATGCTTAAGGACTGTCAATACCCTGTAAAGTCTGCCACTCCAAGTCCAATAATGTTTGTCATAATTTCCTCGCATTCTTATGGACTATTATAACACACTTAATAAATAGCCGAAGACCTCGGACCGTTTTTGACAGAACAAAAAGATGCCTTCAATGTAGAAAGCATCTTTTTCATTTTCAGCTGAAAGACTATAACAACTTTTTCAATTCGTAAAGAGTTGTCATTGCTTGAAACGGGGTCATGTTCATGACATCAATAGCTTCTAACGTGTGAATAATCTCATGAGCTTTCTCTTCATCACCAAAAAGGGATAATTGCCCCTGTCTAACAGCGCTGCTTGACTCAACTTGTGAAGGGACTGATATTATCTCAGCAGATTGTGCTTGCGCTTCTAAACGAGTAAGCACCTCATCTGCTCTGCTTAGCAGGGCCTCAGGAAGTCCTGCTATTTTTGCTACATGAATACCGTAAGATTTATCCGCCGGTCCCTCAGCAATCTTATGAAGGAAGGTGACATCGCCATCTTTTTCAAGCGTTGCTACATGAACATTGACTAGACTTGTCAACTTAGTTGACAAGTCTGTCAATTCATGATAATGCGTTGCAAATATGGTCTTAGCACCAACTCTATCATGGATATATTCAATAATTGCCTGGGCTAAAGCCATACCATCATAAGTTGCCGTACCTCGTCCCAGTTCATCAAATAGAATAAGAGAGTTGTCACTTGCACGTTTGATTGCTTGGTTTGCTTCCATCATCTCCACCATAAAGGTTGATTGCCCAGAAATCAAATCATCAGCAGCCCCAATACGCGTAAAGATCGCATCAAATAAAGGTAAATCAACATGGTCAGCAGCCACAAATGAACCCATCTGGGCCATGATAACCGTTAAGGCCAGCTGTCTCATATAAGTCGACTTACCACTCATATTTGGACCTGTAATCAGCTGAATACTGGTCTGTTGGTCAAAAGAGATACTATTGGGAATGTATTCCTGCACTCCCATAACCTTTTCAACAACCGCGTGACGACCTTCTTGAATTGTAATCACATGATTATCATTGAACTGCGGCCGGATATAATGATTGGTTTCAGCAACGACTGCTAAACTTTGCAAAACATCCACCGTTGCCAAAGTTTTAGCCAGTTTCTGTAAACGATTAATATAGGTTTCAACTTGAGCTCGAATACACATAAAAATATCGTATTCTAAACTAGATGACTCTTCCCTAGCCTCTAACATCTGACCTTCAATCTTAGCCAATTCTGCTGTTCCATAACGTTCAGAATTTTTTAAAGTTGCCTTTCTGAAAAAATGCTCAGGCACTAAGCTAAGATTTGAAGTCGTAACGTGGAAATAATATCCATCTTTTTTATTGTAATCAATTTTTAGATTATTAATGCCGCTTGCTTGACGCTCTTTGGCCTCAATATCCGCAATCCAGCCTGTTCCTTCTCGCATCACTTTACGATAATGGTCCAAGCGCTCATCAAAACCAGTACGAATAATACTGCCTTCACTAATAGTTGCTGGTGCATCTGGATCAATGGCTGTTCTAATCAAGTATTCCAACTCAGGCAAACTGTCAATATCATTGACAAGTTTGTCAACACAAGGACTGTTAAAAGACTCTAAGATAGCTTTGATATAAGGCACTTGGGCTAAGGTATGCCCCAATTGAAGTAAATCTTTCGGATTTGCCTTGCCAAAAGACACGCGACTAGATAAGCGTTCGATGTCGTAAACACCTTTTAAACTATTGCTTAAATCGGTTCGCTCAATAAAAGCATTCAGAAAAACTTGAATAATTTCTTGACGCTCTAAAATAGCTTCTTTAGAAACCAAAGGTCGATCAATCCATGAGCGCAAAAGCCTCATCCCCATAGCTGTCTTGGTTTCATCTAAAAGCCAATACAGACTTCCATGTTTTTTATTAGTCCTAGCATTTTCTACCAAATCTAAACTTGACTTAGTGGCATACGACATCTGCAAATAATCCTTGATCTCATAATGAACCAAGGCTTGCAAGTGGCTGAGTTCTCGCATTTGTGTTTTGTGAACGTATTGCAAGAGTTTTCCTGCCGCTGTGAGTTCTACCGTTGTCAATTGGCCGTCAATTAAAGATTTATCTTCATAGACCGTTTCTTCATAAGAAAGCAGCAAATTCATCTGCTTGACCAAAATCGTCTGTTCTTCTTCAGATAAATCAAAACCTAGTAAGACTTCTTTTGCCTTGAGGTTTTGGATTTCGCTACGAACACTCGTAAAGTCCGCCAAATCTGTCACGCAAAATTCACCTGTGGATACATCCATATAAGCCAATCCATAACGGCAACCATCAAAGTCAACAGCTACCAAAAAGTTATTGGCGCTATCTGGCTTAGCTGAATCCACAACCGTTCCAGGAGTTATGACTTGAACGACCTCACGCTTCACCACCCCAACAGCTTGCTTTGGGTCTTCCATTTGTTCTGCGACAGCAACCTTGTAACCCAACTCAATTAACACATCAATGTATTGTTGGGCAGAATGATGTGGCACGCCTGCCATGGGAATTGGATTTTCCGCATTCTTGTTGCGACTGGTCAAACCAATTTCTAAGAGTTGTGCTGCTTTGACAGCATCATCATAAAATAATTCATAAAAGTCACCCATCCTAAAAAGCAAAAAAGCATCTGGATAATCTTTTTTGATGTCCAGATACTGTTGCATTCCAGGAGAAATGTTAGTTTTTGCCAT